CAGGGCATCATCGGGCCCCGAGCCGAGAGGGGACGGGCCGCTGCCGAACCGGCTGATCAGGACGATCTTCACGCCGTCAACCAGGGCCGGGTACAGCGCGCTGTAGATGAGGAAATCGAGCTTCTCGGCGGCCAGCTCGGCGGAGAACTGGTCGTTCTGGCCGCCCCGGACGCGGGCCTGGAAGTTGCTGGCGTCTGCGGCTCCGTCCAGCACGTATCCAGGCCCGCCGGCCCCGGTGATGAACACGGCCTTGTCGGGGCTGCGCTCGATGAACGGGCCTGGGAACAGCGGGAAACCCAGTTCCTGCCGGTCATCCCAGCCCTGCCCGGCGATGAAGTCCATGATCACCTGGGTCTGCGCTACCAGTGGCATGCTCATCACGGCCTCCGGGGAGGCGGCTTGGTGTTATGCATGACGTGCCACCAGATCCAGCCCAGGAGCTGCGGGGGCATGGGCCGCAGCCGGGACTTGGCCGCCAGCTCGGCCTCGGTCAGGCGGCGCACGTGAGGCTCGCGGTCAAAGATGACCCGCTCGCCCAGCCGCACGCTCGGGTGCCCGCTTTTGCGCAGGTCCCCGAACTCCACCGGGGCGTGGGTGGCGACCCCCCCGTTCCCGGCCAGGTCTTCCACGGCGTGGATCATCTCGCCCTGCCCGCCGTCGTCCAGGGCGGTGCGGGCGATGTGGGCCAGGTAGCTGCGGAAATTGTGCAGCAGCGGGGCGGTGAGGTACTTGGCCTGGCCGCCCCGGGGGTGATGCAGGTCCAGGCCCTCGTGCTGGTAGTGCGCGTAGACCTGGTCCACGATCACGCTGCCCACCAGCCAGCCGCTGGCGCTGCCGGTCTTACGGCGCAGCTCCTCCATCCGCCGCTCGAAGATCCCGCTCATGCGAAGTCCGGCCCGAGCCCGGAGATCAGGCTCTGGTTCTCGCCAGCCACCTCGCGCCGCCCGGTGAACGGGTCGTAGAAGGTGTTCGAGTCGTCGTCGGAGAACACGCCCGGGATGCGGTTGATGACCCGCCCGGATTCCAGCACCGCTCCGCCAGTTTGCGGGTCCAGGCGCACCTTGCCGTCGCGGACGTCGTTGAGCACCTTCATGGCGTCCATGTACGCCAGCCGCACCGGGTCATCAGCGCCCAGCGGCTTGCCCTTGAGGTAGGTCAGCGTGGCGTAGTAGCAGGCCAGGGACAGGGCCAGGTCCGACACCAGCGGAGGGACCGGGATGGTGAGATCAGCCGAGTCGTAGACCGTGCCCGCATAGGCGGACACCATGTCGCTGCCCCGCACCGTGGCCTGGACGAGCTGGGCATCGCTGAGCTGGGCGGCCGTGCCCGTGCCCGCATCCGTCCCGCCCAGGGCGTTGCGGATGTCTGCTGGCAGGCAGTAGGGCGCGACCATCAGTTGCTGAGCCCGTCCCTTCCGACCACATCAGCCGCCGTGGCGGCCCGCAGGTTAGCCGTGCCGATCGCGTTCTCCAGCGCCGAGCCGACCGCGACGTCCAGCAGCGAGCCCTTCTTCCAGAGCGCGCCGGGGACCGTGTAGTTGGTGCCGGTCACGCCAGCCGCGCCGACCACGGTGGTGGTGGTCTTCCCCCCGTTGCCGACACCGGACGTGGTGTCCTGGACGACCGTCCCCGACGGGGGGATCGTGACGTCGCTGGTGACCACCCGCAGGGTCATGGCGCTCTCCTCAGTTGCTGACCGACGCGCCGGACAGGCCAGGCATGCCCCCGACAGAATGGACGGTCTCGGTGACCGGGGTGGTTTCCTCATCGCCCATGCGGATGCTGTCCGTGCCCTCATCCGGGACTGCTGCCCCGTCCCCGGCCGGGGCCGTGTCCTTGCTGGCTGGCTTGGTGGCCATGGGTCATCCCCCTGTCAGGTTGGGCGAGAGCGGGTACTGGGCCTGGACCTGCTCAGTCCCGTACCCGGCGGCCACCGTGGCCCCGTAGGTCAGGGCGAAGGCGAGCTGGCCGAACGTGGCCCCGGTGAGGTGGGCCTTGAGCGCGGCGGAGACCGGGATGTTGGTGCCGGTCGCGCCCGCGCCGACGGTCAGGATCTCCGCCAGGGCCCCGGTGTCGTACAGCACCTGCATGCCAGCCGTGAAGCTTGCGCCGCCCGCTGCCACCGTGATCGCGGTGCCGCCGAGTGCCAGCAGCGCGGTCGCCGCGCCAGTGGGTGCCTGGGTGGCGAGTGTCGAGCTGAACGAGCAGCCCGAGCACTGCACCAGGGTGCCGGTGAGGTTGACGAACATCCTGGTCACCCGGCAGCGCGGGCATACCAGGTTCAGGCTGACCGGGATGAACACCATGGCCTACCTCCGGCGGGTCGCGGGACCGCGCGTGGGCGGGATGTCGATCGCGTCTGACAGCTCGCTGCGCGGATGCGGGTCGTTGGCCTCCGGCGCGCGGTTGGCGCGGGCACCCTGGAGTGCGCCCACCCGCTCCAGGATCTCCGGCTGGGACACGATCAGCTCCGAGCTGCCATCCGGGTCCGGCCGTGCCGGGACCCCGCCCACAGCGAAGGTCTCGGCCCGGGGCCGGTCGTTGTAGAGCATCCGGCCGGTCAGCCTGGGCATGGGCTCGCCCGCCTGGGCAGCCTTCCGCAGCACAGGGACACGGTGGCGGCGGTTGATCGCCTCGGCGTCCGCGTCGGGATACTCGAACGTCTCGCCCGCGAAGACCAGGTCGGTCTGCTTGTCCGGCCCCTTCTGCGGGATCGAGATGTTGTTCATCGCCTGCCACTTGCTCACGGCTCACACCCCCGAGAGCAGGCAGATGGACAGCGGCTGGTCCAGGCCGATGGCGCTGGCCCGCTGCGTGTCGGAGCGGAAGGTCTTCTTGGGCTCGTCGCGGTACAGCGGGCCCGCCATGAACGGCAGCTCGTCGGCGTAAAAGCCGCAGCGCTTGCGCTGCATGATGATCGCGTTGCCCGCCGGGAGCTGGCGGGAGACCATCACGTCCAGGTTGAAGATCTTGTTCGGCAGGACCCCGGTGTACTGGAGGTTCTCCGACGCGATGTCACCGATGTACGGCGCGGCGAACGTGCTGCTTTGGAGCAGGGTGTTCTTCGTGCCGTGGTTGATGATCAGCGTGTCGGCCTCGAAGCCCAGCCACTGCGTGATACCCAGCGGGCTCACGATATTGGCGTTCTCCACGAGGAAAACGCCTTGTGCCAGGTCGGCCCGGATGGTAGCGGCGGCGCTGGCCCAGGCGTTGGCCACCGAGAGGGTCTGGATCGAGGCGTTCGCGATCACCGCCGAGAAGAAGGCGGTGTTCCACGAGTAGACCATCGTGTTCTTGACCTGGAGCAACTGCCGGGTCACGGGGTCGATGGACTGCCTGCGGCGCATCTCGTCGGAGACCATGATCGCCATGGCCCGCTCATGGGTGAACACCACCCGGGGGATGCCGAGGCTGGTCGGCACGACGGGGACCTCACCGAACTCGGGACGGATCTCGGGGAAGTCGTCCGCGTACAGGGGCGTGCTCTCGCTGTAGCGCACGGCACCGCTGGTCGCGGCCCCGCCATCGCGCAGCACCGAGTCCACGATGAACTCGTTCTCCGTCATGTCGAGGATCAGCGCCGGGATGACCAGCGGGTCCTTGAGCAGCTCGCTGACAGTGATCCGTGGGGAATCACTGACGCTGGTTGCCGTGGTGGGCATCGGTCACGTCCTCTCAGAAGATCCGCACTCGTGCGAGGCGGAAGGTAGCGCCACCGATCCCGCCGATCGCCTGGTTGAGCATGGCGGCGGACACGCCGCCGGGGTGCACGCAGCGTCCGACGACCTGGTCGAACGTGCCTGCGCCTACCACAACCAGGGTTCCGTTGGCCCCGGCTACCACGAGCGATCCCTGCGGGACGGCCCCGGAGTACCAGGCCCAGATGTCCACCCCGCCGAAGTAGACCGGCACGTAGTCCTGGAGGACCGAGATGTCGATCAGCGGCTGGCCGTAGGTGTTGGGTGCGCCGGTCTGCGCGGCGAGCACGTTGCCGTCGGCCCCGGCGATGCCGAGCGCGAACTTGGTGCCCGCTGCGGCTGGCTTGACCGTGAGGTCAGTGGTCGGGTTGGTGACGGTGGTGTACTCGACAAGCTGGCCGCCGAAGATCAGCGTGCTGACCTGCGCGTTCTGTGGTCCGGTCTTGTAGTGCGGAAGCGTTCCGGGCATGTCTGGCGTTCCTTCCTGTCAGCTTGAGTTCGAGACGGCGAACGCCAGGCCCTGCTGCTCGCGCAGCCCGCCCCCGTAGCCGGTGATAGACGGGTCACGCATGTTGCCCGAGCCGATCGCGGCGATGATCGCGGTGGCCGTCGCCCCGGAGCCGACGTCGATGATCGCCCCGGCCTTGAGCACCTCGGTCTTGCCACCCCAGGTGAACGAGGTGGTAGCGAGGATGACCCGCTTCTGGCTGGCCATCTCAGACGCCCGTCTGCTGGCGGTAGCGGGCCACCAGGGAGGCCCGGCCCTGGTGGGCGGCGGCGGCGTCCTCGCCAGGCTCGGCCCCGAGGGCGGACCCCAGCTCGTTGCCGAGGTCCAGCATCTTGGCCATCTTCCCGAACTCGGAGAAGATCTGGCGGACGATCGCGCCCGCGTCCACCTCGGTGCCGTTGGACAGCTCCACGGTGCGCCCGGTGCCCTCCAGCAGCGGCCGGGCCAGGTCGCAGATGTAGGGCGCGATGCCGTAGGTAGCCATGAACCCGTGGCGCTCGGTCTCGTACCGCTGGGCGTCGAGCTGGTCGGTGACCGCACGGAGCTGGCGCTCGTTCTCCTCGCTCCGGGCGTTGGCCAGCTCGATGGCGAGCTGGGCGGACCCCGAGAGCTGGGCCCCGGCCCCGGCCTCCTGACCGGCGAGCAGCTCCGCGAGCTGCTCGTCAGACAGGGGACCGCTGTCGGCCGGGCCGTCGAGGGCCTCGGCTGCGGCGATCAGCTCGGCCAGCTCCTCGTCGGTCAGCTCGGCGTCCGCCGCCGGGCCAGCCGTGGGACCGGCCGGTGGCGTGGTGTCGAGGCTGGCGATGAGCTTGTCCATCTTGTCGTCGGGAACGTCCAGGAGCCTGGCCAGCCGGGCCTGCTGCTCCGCGTTCAGCTCGGGCATCATGTCTCCTTCTGAATCGGGAGCGTCGAACGTGCTGTCTGACAGGTCGATGACCGGGAGGTCATCGTTGGCGAGGTCCACCTGCTGCCACGGCCCGAGGCCGGGCAGGCGGGGATCAAGGGTGCCGAGAACGTGCTGGATGGCGGCCGGGAAGAACTGGCCATCGGCCCGCTGGTAGTCCTCCACGATCCGGGCCGAGACCCCCAGCCGTGGGTTGTCCTTGAGGATCTTGGAGCCCTCGTCCGTGGTGGACAGGGTGAGCCAGAGCCCGTCGGGCTCGGCGGTCATGGCGGCTACTTCCCCGCCGAAATTGCGGACATCGTTATTGTGCTTGTTGTCCGCCGACGCGAGCTGGAAGGGCACCTGGCCATAGGCCCGCTGGTGGAATGTCTCAGCCAGCCCGGCCAGGTAGTCCGCCGTGAAGTCGATCTTGCGGCCCTTGTAGTCGATGGAGCCCACCGGCAGCACCCGCTTGCGCCAGAAGCGCGGCCCGGCGGCCCTGGCCGGGGAGCGGGTGTACGGCGTGAGGACGGCGGCTGTCACGAGCTGCCCCCGAAGCTCTGGGCCCGGCGGGCGAACGCCAGCGCGCGGGCGGCGGGCATCTTCTTGATCAGCTTCTTGTAGATGGCCACGCCCTTGGGATTCAGCCCGGCCACGGACCCGCCGGAGTCCGAGCTGCCCGAGTCGTCGCTGCCGGAGTCGGTGGTGCGCGGCCCGTCCGAGGATGAGTTCGCCGCCGTGGCCAGGGCGATGGCCCGGTGCTGGCCATTGGAGAAGGTCTGCACGGCCGGGATGCCGAACTGCCCCATCAGGGGGGTCTGGACCGCCCGGGGCTGCACCTCGCTCGGCGGGCGGCTCACCTCCTGGTTGTGCGTCCCGATCAGCTCATACAGCGCGGCCCGCTGCTGGGTATGCGGGCTCAGCACCCGCTCCCCGAGCTTGCCCGCGTACCTGCCGTCCGCGAGCTTGATCATCTCCCCGATCTTCTGGCCAGCCCGGCGGTGCACCACGATGGCCCGGCCATCAGCACCCCGGGTCACGTGCAGGTCGAACGGGGAGGTCACCTTGGTCCGTCCCGGCTGGGACCTGGCCCGCTGCCCGGCAGTCATCGAGCGGACAATCGCCGCCCTGCTGGCACTATCCACGACAGAGCCTCCGTTATCCGGCTGGTTCATTCGCCCTCCCCGGCCACGGCCCGCCTGACCAGGTCATCGGCCATCTTGGCGGCCAGGTCAGCGGCCATTCCCTTGCTGATGAGCAGTTTCCCCACGATCTCGGTCGCCCTGGCCTGCTGGTCGTCCGTGGCGTCTGCGGCCCGGGGCAGGGGAGCCATCACAGCTTCTTCGCGGCGTCGGTGAGTTCCATGATCACTAGCGGGCCGAACGAGGCACCCAGGCCCAGCAGGAGCGGAGCGCCGAACGTGGTGGCCAGTGCAACCAGGATCGCGGCGGCCACGATGGTCCCGATGTGGACAGCGAGCTTGATCCGGGCCTTCCTGGCTTCCTTCTCGGCAGCCAGCCTCTCCAGCTTCTGCTTGTCCATCTCGATCGCGGCGAGCTTTTTCGCCACGTCTGAGGCATGTGCCTCGCGGGCGGCTTCCTCGGCCCTGACTTCCTTGAGGACGGGGGCCTGCATGGCCGTGATGGCTATCAGGGACTGGAGCTGTGCTGCTCCCTGGGCCCTGGCAGCCTGGCTGGCCATGGCAGCGCGCGGGGTTGAGCCGCCCTTGATCCAGCGGCCGTGCGAATCCCGCAGCTCCAGTTCCATCTGGGCCAGCTCAATGGCTTCCCGCTCTGTCTCAAGAACGTCAACAGCCATGAGAAACGGGAGGCCAGCGGCGGTGAGGGTGCGGAAATCACGGAGCTGTCGCTGCGTGATCTGCGTGGGCATCAGTGGTGACCCTCTCACTTGATCACTGATGCTACGCGCCTAGCCTGCTGTATGCATGCCCGCAGAAGCGGCAGTAGCCAGGACACGGTACTGATCTGCCGTGATCCGGCCCGCGTTGAATGCCAGCTCGACCTCGTACCATGATCCTTCACCGGGCCACGGGCGTCCAGTCAGATCGCTGGCAATTGTCTCGTGATACCCGGCCGCCGGGGTGGTCTTTTCCCAGCTCAGGTGCGCGAATTTCACCGCTGCCTCAGCCAGGTCCATGTTCCCCGAGGTCAGGGCATCAAGGATGTCCCTCACATTGCCCATGAGAACTCCAGGCCCTGGCCGGAGCTGGACACGAGCTGTGGCTCGCGGCCGGTCACGGAGTTGTCGAACTTGTCCCAGGAGTCGAACAATGGCAGGGCCAGGGCGAATGTCATCTCGTTCACCGAGATCTCCGGGTCTGAGGTTCCCCAGATCTTCACGATGTCCGCCGGGGGGACATGCCGCCCGCCGAGCCCCTTGCCCGCCAGCCAGCTCTCCAGCCCCGCGCGGTAGCGGGCCAGCGCCCGGTCGATCGAGACCTGGAGCGGGACGTCAACATAGACGCCGTGCACATGCCCGTAGCCAGCCGACCGCAGCCGGGCGATGTGCCCGGCCATGTCATCGGCCGGGAGCATGGTCAGGTCCACGATGATGTTCTTGCGCATCGCCATCGAGCGGTCCAGCGCCATCTGGGCCAGGTGATGTGCCTCGTCGCTCACCAGCGGGCTGGCTTCCATGGGTGACAGGTCCCCGACGTGGGGCACCAGCCCGCGCTTGGCCAGCTCGGCCTTGAAATCATCCGGGGCGATGGGCAGGTAGTCGTCCATGTTCATGCCGGGCAGCTTGCCCAGTGCGGTGGTCTTCCCCGCGCCGGGCAGCCCGCCGCCGAAGATCGCCCGGCCCCCGTTGGGCACTGCGGCCGAGCGCGCCATGACCGCGTCGATGATCTCCTTGTGGATCGCGGCGCGCTCGGGGGTGTAGATCTGCCCGTCCCCGCCCACGGACTGGGTAACCGCCGTGTTCTGCCCGGCCGCGAAGGCATCAGTCAGGGTCTGCTCCACCACGTGCTGCCGTCCCGTGAACTCGGCGTCGGTCAGCGGCCGGGCTGCCTGGCCGCTGATCCCGTGCGCGACCGTGGGTGACTCCTCGTAGTCGAGGTTGTCGTCTTCCTCGTCCCAGCGGTGGGTGTAGGCGGACGGCGTGATGTACGGGCCAGCGGAGATCAGGCCCTTGTCCCCGGCCGGGGGCGGCCCGGCCTTGACCGGCTTCCAGCCGTGCGTGTAGACGAAGGGCGTGCCCGGGATGTGACGGCCATGGCCGTCGCCGGTCAGGTCTAGCTGGGCGCTGACCGTGGCAGTGCCGCGACCGAGTCCGCCAGGGCCCGTGCGATCTCCAGCCGCTCGTTCTCCGGCAGCTCGTGATAGCTGGAGGGCACCGGCCCCGCCACCACCTTGGGCGTGGGCTCCGCTGGCTGCTCCACCGCTGCCTCCTGCCTGGATCTCCCGGCCGCCGGTCACGTCCCAGATAGCCGCCTGGCCGCGCTTCCTGCCCTCCGCGAGCGCCTGCTCCCGGCTGGCGATGTTGTCGCTCGGCTCCAGCCAGAGCTTACCGTCGTGCACCCATCCGCCCAGGTAGGTGTCTTTCCCGGCGAACGCCTGGTGCTCGCTCATGATCATGCCGTCAATGGCACGGGCCAGCTTCTCCCGGTCATCGAGGATCTCAGCCGGGAAGGTGTGCGTGTGCCCGGCCTGGGCCACCATGAACCCGCTGGCTGGCTTGCCGCCGGTCCGCATGCTGACCGAGAATCCTCCCCGGTTCTGCGCGGCCGAGGCTGCCGTGCTGCGGATGGTGAACGGGCCGGGCCGGGGCGGCCCGGGTGAGGGGCGGAACATGCCCGCGATGGCCTGCTGCATCCGGGGTGGTTCCCCGCTGGGCAGGTTCACCCAGCGGCCCCGGAAGTCACGGGGCTCGTGAGCACTGAACGCCAGGTCGATGCCCGCTGCCTCGCCGCTCAGTGTGGTAGTCCCCGGGACCACCGGAACGTGATGGGCAGCGGCGAACTTCTTCCAGATCCCCCAGTCCCGGGCGGTGTTGGCGGTGCGCCCGCGCTCCCGGGCCGTGACCGCTGCCGCGTCGGCCGCCTGGTTGGCGGCCTGCTGGTGCAGCCAGGTGATCGCCTGGAGCTGGGATGGGGTGACCAGGTGACCCTGCCGGGACAGCTCCGCAGCCGCCAGCCGGTAGGTGTCCGCGACGTGCTCGTAGTAGCGCTTGTCCCCGATGGGCGAGGCGTCGATCTCCTCCGTGGTCACCCGGTGCCCGGCCGCGACGGACAGGGCGTGCCGGTCAATGACCACCTGGCCGAGCCGGTCGGAGGATGCGTCCCCGCCGTGAGCGATCAGCTTCGCGAACGCCCTGGTCTTGGGGGACTTGAGGGCGTCGATACTGCCGGTGTCCATGGCCCGCTGCGCGGCCCGCTGCTCGGGGCGGCTGATGAAGCCCTCACCGGGGCCCAGGGCGCGGCCCAGCTCCAGCGAGCGGGCCGCGTTGAACAGGTTCTCCGGCCAGTTCACCTGCGGGGAGAACGCGGCCAGCACCGCCGCGCCCTTCTCCGCATCCCCGCCCGCGATGGACCGGGCCACCATCTGTGCGTCGGCGTACCAGCGCATCCCCTGGGCCTTCTCAGCCGGGGCAGCCGCGCTGTAGGCGGCAACGATGTTCGCCGGGCTGACCGGCACCGACTTGAAGAACGGGTGATCCGCCGGGCTCACGATGGAGCTGCGCGGGTTGGCCAGCCGGGAGGGGTCCGGGGCCGCGTACTCATGGCCGCTCACGCTCCACCGGCCATGAGGGTCCCGCAGCTCGGCGGGGTTGTAGTGCCAGCCGCCCGCCAGGTCAACGCTGAACTCCCGGAACTGGCCCAGCGCCACCCGATCCGCGTGCGTGTATCCCTTCACCGGCTTGTAGGAGTGGATGAACTCCGGGGGCAGCGGCTTGCGGATCGCCCGGTATCCCATGTGGCTGGTGCTGGGATACAGGAACTCAGCTTCCCTGGCCTTGGGCACCCGGATGTCGATCAGCATGCCCGGCTTAGACGGCCATTCAAGATCATCGTGCCGCTCGTACGCGACGATCTGCGACTCGTTGCTGTCTGGGGACAGCACCGGGTCGTACCCGTCATACCCGGCTGCGTGCAGGCCCTGGTCCCGGATCGACCGGGCGGCCTCCGGCGTGGTGCCGTGGAAGAACTGGGTGTAGCTGGACGGGTCAGCCTCCGGCCCGCCCCGGGTCCACTCGCCATGCTCGTTGCGCAGCTCGTGCACCCAGTTGCCTGCGCTGGGCCTGGGGCTGGGGCTGCCGGAATCCTTCTTATTCCACCAGCTCAGCTCAACACTGAACTCCCCGCCGCCGGGTCCCAGCTCACCGGCCCGCTCCATCATGTCCGAGTACCACATCTGGTGACCCAGCCGCTCGAACTGGGGCTCCAGCTTGGCCAGCTCCGCCCGGATCTTGTTGGCGTAGTCCTGCGGGATGTTCGAGGGCTCCTCATTCCAGAACGTGGTAGAAGCCGCGCCATCTCCGGCATATATGAAGCCCGAGCTGTTGTCGATGGCCACCGGGCTGCCGGACGGGGTGACCATCCAGTTGCTGGTGTGCCGGTCCGGGTTCTGGATCAGGAAGTCCAGCAGCCCGATCTTCTGGCCATCCTCTGACTGGGTCAGCTCGCCCAGGGCTTCGTAGCCCTGGTCGCCCAGATACCGCGCGGCGGTCGTGCCCGGGACAAAGCCCATGACCTCCTCAGCGGGATCACCCCCGCTGACGCGGGCGATGGGCGGTGAGGGTGCCCCGATGGCCTGGGCGACGTAGTAGGCCAGCTCGTCGGTGTCCGCCATCTCCTCATAACCGGAGTGGTAGATCTTGTGCACCACCTTCTCGCCATTGGGCAGGGTCACGATGTCCACATTGCCCTGGACCCCCTGCTGAGGGTGCATGGACTCGCCCTCTGCGAGCTGATCCGGGGTAGCGATCTGCTCCAGGTGCTGTACGGCCGGGCTGGACGGTCCCAGCCCTCCCGGCTGCGGCATGCCCGGCAGCAGGTACTGCTTGACGCCCGTCGTGACCATCACCCCGGGGGCGGTCTGCCGGGGAGGCTCAGGCAGTCCCGCCAGGATCTTGGACGCCGGGACCGGGGTGCCCAGCAGGCCGTTGACCCGCCTGACCAGTTCAGGTCCGGCCTGGTACTCCCCGCCCGCGACAAACTGCCGGGCAAGCTGCTGGGCCCGGCCCTCGTTGATCGCCTGGTGCCGCTCCGCTCCTGCGGCGCGGGCGGATACCCGGTGCTCCATGACCGCAGCCCAGGTCTGCCCCTGGATACTGGGCGGGATCTGGGATAGCTGCTGGGCCTGGAGGACGTTACCCCCGTTCCGCCAGTCCACCAGGTAGCGGTTCCCGTCATCGGATTCGACCACCACGTTGCTGCTGGTCATGGCGGTGACCCGGCCTACCCCGCCATGGCCGTCGCGGGCCATGTCCCCGAGCTTCGGCTCCCGGTTGCCGGGCAGGAAGGCGGCCCCGGCCCCGCTGCCGTGCGGGCCGATGAATTCCCACTGCTTCCCGCCCGGGGATGGGCTGGGCGTCTCCGCCTGCGGGTTGAATGCGGGCCGGGGCGTGCCCATCTTCATCCCGCCCAGTCGCGGGCCAGCCTGGCTGAGCGGGACGGTGTGCACGGGGGCACCGCCGTTGCGCCAGTCCACCAGGTGACGCTTCTGGTCGTTGGCGTCGATCACCGCATGGCCGCCGCCTTTGTTGACGACCCTTCCCCAGACGCCCTGGCTGTTGCGTGCCTGGTCATTGATCTGCGGCTCCGCCACTACCTGGGAGCCACCCCGGATGAACTGCCAGCGGCCGAGGATCGCGGGCCCGGCGACCTCATCCGCCAGCAGCGCCCGGTGCAGCCTGGATTCCTGGTTCAGGGCACTTACCTGGGCAGCGGTGCCTGAAACCTGCCGGAAATCAGCACCGTGCACTGGCTGGAGCTGGGCCGCGACCGAGTCCGGTGCCTGGCCGTGTATTCCCGGGTGTGCGCCCCGGATGATCTGGCCCTGCTCATCCACGGTCCAGGTGTCGAGATTCTCCCGGCGGTTGTTGTGCTGGACCCGCCGCAGTCTCTGGGCGTTGACCAGCCGGTCCTCGCCTATCTGATCCCGGATCGACTCCGGCCCCATCCCACGGGCCCGCAGGACCCGGGCCCGGTTAATCTCCGCCCCGTCGCGGAGGCCCTTGGGGGTCGGGGCCTGCTTCATCCGGTCTGCCCGCTCCTGGGCCGCCGCCGCATCATGCTTGGCCTGCCACATGATCCCGTTGATGGCGGTCGGGCCGTAACCCCGTGCCGCGAGTGCAACGCGCTTGCGCTGGTCCTCCAGGGCCGTGGCGGAGAATCCGGGCCTCTTCGCCCAGCGCCCGTGGGTGTCACGGAGCTGATTGGGCTGGAAGTGCCAGGCCAGGTCCACCTGCTCGCTGATGCTCACGGATGCACCCAGACGTACCCGTTGCTCCAGCCGTCCAGGGACTCGAACGCGATCTCCGCATCACCGCCAGCCCGGCGCAGCGCTGAGTCCGCGATGGCCTGGCTGGACTCGCTGCTGCCGGTCAGGCGGTCCGTGTCCAGCCTGATGGTGCCGAGCTGGCCCTGCTCATCGAAGACCCCCAGCGTCAGCGGCTCACCGGCCTGGCTGGAGATACTCACAGCTTGCTGGCCGCGAAAGTGAGCTGGGCGGCCTGGGTACGGAGCTGGGAGATCTGCTTGCGGACCGCCAGGATACGGCTGGTCAGGTTAGCCGTGGCACTGGCCTTCGTGGTCTTGGACGCGGCCCTGGTCACGGCCTTCTTCGCGCTCGCGGCCGTGGTCTTCTTCGAGGTGGCAGCCTTCCTCGCCGCTGCCGCCGTGGTCTTCTTCGACCCGGTGGTGTGCTGCTTAGTGTGCGCCGCGTGCTGGGCCCTGAGCTGTGCTTCCAGCCCCTTGAGAACGATGGACAGTGCGTTGGCCTTCTGCCGGTCAGCCTTGGCCCTGGATAGCAGCTTGCGCTTCTTCACCTGCTTCGATCCCCCGGCCGGGGCCGCTCCGCCAGCGCCCCAGGTCCCGCCTGCTGTCCGGGGCTCGGCCGGGTTGAACCCGGCCAGGTTGATGGACTCATTCCAGCCATTGGAATGAGACGAACCCTGGGCATGAGCCCGTGCGGACATCGCCGCCAGCCCGGCCAGGGCCTTAACCGCCGCCGCCCGTACCTCGGGATGCACATTGCCGCTCCCGGCCGCCCACTTGCGGACGGAACCCCAGGTGATCGCCGTGGCACTGCCCTCGCTGTGCCCGGCCCGGATCAGCGCATTGCGGACGTTCTGGAAGTAGGGCGGGAATTCCATCCCCTTGACGTGGTACGCCCCCGGCCCGCCAGGCTGGCCGATCGGCGCGGGCGTGACCGCCAGCCGGGCAGTGTCGGCGGACATCTCCAGGGCCTGGGAGCTGATGGTTGAGTACCCCTGCGGAGGGGGTGCCTGGGTGTAGGCAGCCATGGAGTACGGGGCGGTCATCCCCGGCCCGGTGACCCGGTAGTCATGGGTCATCGTGCCCACTCCGGCGGGCACGCCTGCCAGGCTGGCGCGGACCGCCCGGACATCCTGGACCGCCAGCGGGCTGGTGTGCCGGGCGGCCCACTCGGCCGAGTCCAGCGCCTTGCGTGCGTGCCCCATCTTGCGCATCGCGGTGAACCGGGCGGCGGCGCGCATCGAGGTGCGCAGCATCTCAGCCGCCGGTCCGGGACTTGCGTTGTTGCGCAGCTCGCCCTGGGGCTGGTACTTGTCACCGACGCCCTCGATGGCCCGGATGTGGGAGAACCCGCCAGGCGCACCGGAGTAGCTGAATGAGCTGTGCCCGCCCGGCCCGAGGACCCACTTGCCGTCCGGTCCCCGGAGCTGGTCGGGGTGGAAGGCCAGCTCGATGCTGTAATCCTGCTGGCCGGTGCCGGTTCCGTTCAGGTTCGCGATGTCAAAACCCCCGGGCTGGTCCCCGGCCGCCCCGGGCCGTATCCCGCTGCCTTTCACGTCGGCCCTAGCCGCCGCCTGCTGGTCGCGGTACGCCTGGTTGGATGCCTCAGCGTCCTCGATGTCCTTGATCAGCAGGCAGTGCCGGTTGATCATGTCCATGTGCCGCTTGGCGTGGGCGTGCCCGTCATCGTCGGTGATGCCGTGCCGGTACAGCGACAGCGGGGCCAGGGTGTGCATCGCGGCGGCCAGGTGCCTCCCTGCCGACTCGGTCTTGCCCCGGTGCATCGAGTTCGCCGCGTCCCGCAGGTGATCCCCGACACCCAGCTCGGGCAGCACCTGGTCGGTGCGATGGGCCACGCCCCGGATGGATGTGGCCACGGCCTGCTTCATGCCGCCGGTCGCGATCAGCCTGCTGCCTACGCGGCCAGGCGCACCAGGGTTGGCAGGAGCGGCGCTCCCCGGAACGGGGCCACCGGGTGGCACCGGCAGTGCGGGTGCACCGTTCCCGGGTACCCGATTGCCGGGGGGATTGCGGCCAGGAAGTTGCGGCCGTCCGCTGCCTTGCACTCGGGCGACGTCCGGGCGTCGTGTACTGACTGCCATCCGAGAACCTTTCCCCATCTGTAAGCCGCGCCGTCGATGGCCGACCCGGCCATGATGCGCCCCTGGTTGGCCTCGAAGTGCTGGCCGAAGTAGCGGGACTCGGTCTCGGCCAGCCGATCAAGCGCCTCGGCACGTGGCTCGCCCCGGCTGGCGGCCCCGGCCAGGCCGTCCTGGATGCGGTGGGCGGCGGCCACGAAGAACGCTGAGCGCCGGGCGATGTTGGCGTGCGCAGCCCATCGGGTGGCCGGGCCGACGCCCTCGATCCGGTCAGGCGGGTAGCGGGTCTCGATGGCGATCACCGCGCGCAGCGCCGGGCCGCTGATGCCCGCGCCATGGAACGTCCCGGCGATCTGCGTGAAGATGCCAGCCGCCGACGGGTAGGCCGCGAACGCCCGCGCTGCGGTAAGCGCGAGCATGGCATCGCTGCGGGCGCTCATACCGGGTGGACCGTCCCGTCCCGGGCGAAGTGCTCGTCCACGGTGTGCCCATACTCCATCGCGTGCATCGCGGCGTCATTGAGCACCCCGGGGATGGTCATGGGGTAGCTGGTGGTGCTGGCGGTCTCGGTGAAATCGCCGTCCTGGCAGGTCACGGTCATGGTCTCGGTTGAGTCGATCCTGATGGGGGTCATGCCATCTTCCCGGGTGGCGGCACCATGGGCGGCTTGCCCGGCGGCCGTGGCGGCCCGGCAGCACTCTGGCGCGGTGGCATCTGCCCGGGGGCGGGGACCTGGCCACCCGTGGCCTGGTGGGCGATGCCCAGCGCGGTGCTGGCCATGCCATTGAGCGCGCCCACCCCGGCCAGGGCCGAAGGGGGCATGCCGGGAGGGGCCCCGGCGGCCCCGGCGAGCTGGGCGGCCCGCTGGGACGCTGAGTTGACCAGCGCGGTGTGCACCTGGTCGATGTCGAGCTGGAGGACCGAGGCCATCCGCTCGGCCAGCAGGTCCACGAACTCGATGGGGATGTGCAGCGCGGGGGCGGCGACGATCTGCCCGAACAGGGTCAGCAGCGCCTGGATCTGCTCGTCCTGGAGCGGCCCGAACTTGAACTTGGGGAAGGCGGCGTCGGGCCCGAAGTTCAGGATGATCATGGGAGCGATGACGTCGTGACTGATCCACCCGGCCATCTCCTTGGCCACGGCCTGCCGGGACTTGAGGTAGAAGCTGGACTGGTCCTGGGACAGCGCGTAGCTTCCCTTGCCGCCCGTGGATGCCCCGGTCAGGCCCATGAACCCGGCCAGTACCGAGCCGATCTGCCACTGCTCCAGGAAGCCCAGGGCCTCCTTGAAGATCGCGCCGCCCTCGCCAGCCGCCGGGATGGTCTCGAACGACTTCTGGCCCGCCTCGGGATGGACCAGGCCCACCACGCCGGAGGACCGCAGCGAGGCGATGTCATCGGCGCGGGTGTTGGCCTCAGGCTGGTCGTTGCCGTAGACGATCGTGCGCGGCAGGGCCAGGTTTTCGAGGTAGTTGTACCAGAGGAACAGCAGCTTCATCTTGGTCTGGTAGCACCAGTAGGCGATCTCCATCTCGCTGACCCCGACCAGGGGCTCGCGGTGGGTGCCGTGGGTGTAGATGGCGCTGCGGATCTTGGGGATGTCCACGTACCCGGGGACCTTGGACTTGGCCTGGAGGGTGTTGGCCTGGCCGAACATCCACACGAGCTGGCGGAACCCGTTCGGGTTCCCGCTCCGCTCGTTGAACGCGCTCTGGCAGGTGGACGGCGGCCGGTAAGCGAGCTTGTCGAGCACCACCCGCTCGTCGCTGGCCCGGATCTTCCAGACCTTCTCGAAGAACGCCTTCTTGTAGATCTGCCCGGACGTGACCTGGCCGATGAACTGCTCGATGGGCGTCTGCATGCCGCCCTCGGTGTCTGGGGTCATCAGCACCGAGTTGGCCAGGTCGGCC